GGTGGTTATGGGCTGTGAGCTGTGGGCTGTGGGCTGTGAGCTGTGGGCTGTGAGCTGTGGTTGGCAGGATGGTGGATGGTGGATGGTGTTCATGTGTGCACACCAATGCACATGAAAGGGATTAAGAGAAATGATTTTTGAAATTAGGATTTCGGATCTTATAACTCTGCAAACTTAAACCCTACATTGTAGAAAGCATACCCCTCAAAAAAGTTACGATCTTTACGATCTTTACGAGCTTCCTACAGATGCGAGTTTTGATACACAAATATACATATAGCAATAACACTGCGATATTATTGGACTATAAATTGGAAATGTAATTATATGTAGCAATGATTCATATGTGCAGGCGAAGCGCTTGCACAGAAATCAACCATACGGAGAAACAGCTTCACAACGTAGGGCCTGATAGGATATAACCCCCATATTGTGCTGCTATATTAAATTAGACTATACTAGGCTTATTTTTTTTTGTTGGGCTGGGCCCCCTACTATGGGGGGTAGGATCGCATGATATATGCATATGTACCCTCTCCACAAAATTTCCAATTTTTTTATTCTACAAAATTTCCAATTTTTTTATTCTACAAAATTTCCAATTTTTTTATTCTACAAAATTTCCAATTTTTTCTTATTTTACTTGACTATCAAAAAAAAATACCATATCCTACTTTTAGCAAAATTATGATCTCCAAATCACATCGACGACAAAGGTCTGATCCGGAGATCAAGCGAACGGTTTCATTTCTTTTCACCTTTTTCGCCTCATTGCTTGTTGGTCGATCGCTTGGTTTTTTGTTTCCTTCCCAGGCGATCGGCCCCCGGTTAATCAAGGGCTAAACATTAAGGTTTAAGGTTTGAAAATTGAGGCCAAAGCCTATAATCGATAATCGGCAATATGGGAAGCAATAAGCTTAAAGCAAATATTAAGATCCAAGATGAATAACGATCTCTTGAGGCCGAAACCTGACAGCACGGCAACGATCACAGATCAAGATCAAGATCAAGGTCAAGGTCAAGGTCAAGGTCAAGGTCAAGAAGGTCAAGGTCAAGGTCAAGGTCAAGATCAAGGTCAAGGTCAAGATCAGGGTCAAGGTCAAGGACCTCGTGAGATTCGCTACACTACCATCAATCCAAACCTTCCACGAAGAGAAAGAATAGATCGCAGGTTCCTAGAAGCAAGAGGAAAGACGAGATATGACAAGGCTATTGGTCATGTATGCGGCATGTGGGAAAGACATCATGCCATAGCTCGTATGATCTCAGTAGGAACAAGCAATGTGGAAATTGCTAAAATTCTCAACGTATCACTTTCTGAAGTATCAAATATCCGTAATGACCCTATCGTAAAACAACAGATTGAGTTCCTTACTGAACGAGCCAATGAAGCGGCTATCGATATTGCTGCTCAAATAAGGGAATTGGCTCCTAAAGCCGTAAGAGTTCTCAGCGAAATTCTCTCATCCGTAAATAGTCCCACGGCCACCAAGGCTCGCGTAGCTCAAGATCTTCTTGATCGCTGCGGTCATGCGGCGACAAAGAACATCAACGTATCCCATGCGCATCTTAAGGGAGCCGATATCGAACGACTCAAAGAACGGGCATTATCAAGCGCTACAGTCGTTAGTATGAAAGATGTGGAACCGGCTAATGAATGAGATTGGGCTGGCTGCTGAAGCGGTAAGGCTTATTGACCAAAATGGGATAATAGGATTATTTGCCGTAACGACAAGCGCGGCCATCTTCTTATGTTGGAAGCTCATCCTCATGCATAGAAGCGAACGAGATGAATGGAACAAAAGAGTTGATAAGCTTCATAAGGAAATGATTCAAATTATTAGCCAAAATACCTCGGCTCTTTCGGAGCTATCCACCATAGTAAAATTCACCATTGGCGAAGATGAGCTTCGATCTACAGGGAATTGGACAAGACGATCTAAATGATCTCCTCACAGAATGCTATCGAGACACCGGCATGTTTGCCAAGGTCTTCATGCCCGATAGATTCAATGCTGAATTTTCACCTATCCATAGAACAATAATTGATCTATTAGATTCTAATGAGAAAAAAGTTGCCATAGCAGCTCCTCGTGGAATCGGCAAGACATCATTGTGCATTGCCTACGTTGCAAAGCGTATTCTTTATCGTAGTGTTAATTTTGTGCCGTATATCGGACAAAGTCAGGCTGTGGCTATGATGCAGACTGAGAACCTCAAGCGGGAACTAATCAGTAATTCCGATGTTCGTAAAATTTTCGGATCTATCAGGACCTCAGGGGCCAAAGATCTAAATGTTGACGAAACGTTCTCTAAGATGTCTTGGGTAGCGAAACTCGATGAGGACCACAAAGGATGCTTTGTACTTCCTCGCGGTGGCGGACAGCAGATTCGCGGCATTCTCTTTCGAGATAAACGACCTGATCTCTTTATTGTTGATGACTTTGAGGATGCCGATCTCATAAAAAATGAAGAAATACGGACCAAGTGGAAGACCTGGTTTGCGGCCGACGTAGAGAAAGCCGTCTCAAGAGTGTCAAACGATTGGAGGATAATTTACATTGACACCCTGAAACATGAGGATGCACTTATCCAGGACCTGCTTGATGCTCCTGATTGGACCGGAGTAAGATTGGAACTATGTGATGATCAGCTGAGATCCAATGCTCCGACCATGATCAGTGATGAAGAGATAAAGCTTGAATATGAGGCGCACAAGAAGCGCGGTCAGCTTGACGTCTTCTCAAGGGAATATCGGAATATTCCTGTCGATGAAGAATCAAAAAGCTTTAAGGCTGAATATTTCAGGTCATATGAAGAGGATAATCTGAGGGCTATTATCGGAGGGTCTACTGATAAGCTCCAAAACGTAGTGTTGGTTGACCCGGCCAAAACGGCATCAATGCATAGTGCCGACTCCGCTGTCGTGGGAGTAGGCATAAATCGAGAAGGACAATCAATCTTCGTCCGCGATATTGTGAGTGGAAAATTTTATCCCGACCAGCTTTATAAGGAAATGTTCTCCATGGTAACGAGATTAAGGGCAAGAATCCTGGCCGTCGAGGTTACCGGGTTGGAGGAATTCATAAAGCAGCCGATAAAAAATACTGGAAGGCTTCTTGGCATTATCCCTGTTTATCGATGGTTAAAGGCCAGACGATCCAAAGAAGAACGAGTCGCGTCATTAGTCCCCTATTATAGGGGTGGCCATATTTATCATAATTCGAGTTGTTGTTTGAAGCTGGAACAACAACTCAGTAACTTCCCAAGGTCAAAACTTTGGGACGTTATGGACTGCTTTGCATATGTCATAGAAGTTATGGAAATGGACTCATTTTATTTTGAGCCATATGATGATGACGGCTTTGATGATGAGTTAGTTTATGATGAGCTTGAAAACGAACCGGTCATATCCGGATGGGAGGTATATTAATGGGCGCAGTTGAGGTTCCTTTGCGGCAAATAATTGACGGCAACGGAAATACGGTTGCCTTTACCGGCTCGGCCATAACGATTGCGACAAATATCGAATCTCTAGGCAATCTTACCATAGGAACGAGCCAGGTAGCGGTAGCATTCACCGGGACAACGCAAAGCATCATTATGAGATCGCTAAGCACTAATACCGGTATTATTTACATTGGCACTACCGGGGTACAGAACGATGGAACATTGCACTTTGCTATGCTTTATCCTGGTGAAAATCTTACGATTGAATATAACGATGCTACAAACGCAATTTATGCAATAAGTGACACGGCCGCGCAGAAACTTAGCGCCGGAGCATTGTTGGGGGCATAATATGGTTGAGATAAGACAGGAAAAGAGCGGATTCGCCATCGGTGATCACGTTACCGGGTCCACGGCAGGAAGCGTTTTGTACGTGGGAACCGATAAAAAAGTCGCGGAAGACAATGATGGACTGTACTTTGACGGTTCTTTTGGGATAGGCACTGCCGCTCCGGGATCGTTCGTCCATATTGAAGGGGCGACAAATGGGGACGGTGGAGATTTCGACGGCGGGGAATCGTTGCTTTATTTGAAGCAGAATACCTCCTGGGGCGGGAATCAGCCGTGGGCGCTGTTTGTTGATGGTTATTCATATTTGAATGGGTTTAGGATCAACGGTGATGATGGGGCTAGGGCTCTTTTTAAGGCCCAATCGGGGGGCGTATTAGGCTTTGCCACTAAAGGTGATGATCCAATTACGTTCACTCAATCGGAAAGTACCGAGGTTATGCGAATTGCGTCCGGAGGAGATGTCGGCATAAATCAAAACACTCCTGGAGCAAAGTTGGATGTTAACGGCGATGCCAGGGTTGGCGATAGTTCCACAAATTATGTTGAGATAGAGGCAGATGGAGATGTAAATTTCGTCGGCGGCGCAGGGCTGCAATATGGTCAAATATCGGCAGACACAAAAACAGACGCAATAACAACAGTATCGTCATTCACCTGGTATCAAATAACGACATTTGACACAAACGGGCCGTCAAATGGGAGCTGCACTCCAGATCATACCAATGATCATATAACTATTGGAAAAGATGGAGATTACGAAATTACCGTAGCTATTACTGCCTATGGCCCGGCGGCTAATCATACCTGGTATGTACAGGCAAATTTAAACAATAATGCTACAAAACTACCGATAACAAGGATAAGGATGATCACCAATACCTCTCAGGACAAAATAACTTATTCGTCAAGCGGTTTTGCCAGCTTGACGGCAAATGATACTGTAGAAGTGTGGGTATACAGAACATCCGCAGGATCAAATATTGATTTTACAGTCACTGAATGCGTGTTGAATGTCAAGCAAATAGGGGGATAATATAAATGCAGGTTATTGTTGATATTCCGGGAGCATTGCTTCCTGATACGGTTGATGCTTTTAAGTGGAAATTCAACTATAAAAGCAAGATTTTAAACGAGAACGGTCAAACAATTGATAATCCTGAGACGGAAGCTGATTTTGCGAAAAGAATGTTAATAAAAATGGTAAGAGATATCTTGATTGATTATCGAAGATATCAGTTTATGCTTGGGAAATCGGCAGCCGTTTCAGCTGCCGAATCTGAGGCCGAAACAATAACGCAAGTAGGATAATAAATGGCAAAGGCTATTTTAGGAGCGTATGAAGGAGATGGGCGGTGGTCCTCTACGCTCTCCGATATAAAGTATGATTATGATTATCCTTTAAGATCAGATGGAACAAGGATGGATCTTAGTCCGGGATCTAAAATTCATGATGCTATTAAGGATAAGATCATACGGCAGGCTCAAGATAGCTCGAATTGCATTTCACAAAGATTTGATTCTTGGAGAAAGATTGACCAAATATTGAATGTTTTTATTCCTGCTGACGAAGCGGAAGAAAAGGTTCAAGATAAGGATACAAGGAAGCCTATAAGTATAGTTTTTCCTAATACTTATGCTATCCTAGAAACCATGTTGGCCTACTTAAGCACGGCGTTCTTTATTGACCCGATCTTCAGATATGAAGGGGTTGGGCCGGAAGACACTGTCGGGGCCATTCTGATGGGGCAGGTAATCCAACAACAAGCTGAAAGGGCCAAAACAGTGCTTAATTTGCACACAATGTTTAGAGATGCCCTAGCATATGGGGTTGGGGCCGTTAATCCTTTCTGGGACGTTGTGAGGGGAACAAAGCCTAGGATAACTGAGATTGCGTCGGTAAATGAGTTCGGAGAATCAAGTAGCGAGCGGATCATTGAGTTCCTGAAGGGGCAGATTACCTTTGAGGGAAATGCACTTCAAAACATTGACCCTTATCTTATGTTGCCGGATCCTAATGTTTCTATTAATGAGATCCAAAAAGGTGAATTTTGGGGATGGGTAAGGCAGACCAACGTAATGGACCTGCTGAGTGATGAGCAGGAAGACCCTGACATGTTCAATGCTAAGTATTTGAAGCATTTAAATATTGGGCAAAGTTCAATTATTGATTGGGATCAGAGCGATCGCGGGGTGAAAACGGGGCTGGAACGTGGTCCGCAGAAGGGGATTACGTCGACAAGTCCGATTGATGTGATCGTGATGTTTGCCAAGATTATTCCGAAAGATATGAAACTGGGGCCGGAAGAATATCCGGAGATTTGGTATTTTGAGCTGGCTGCCGACGACATTGTGATTAAAGCCAGACCGGCAAATTATATGCATGGGAAAATACCGGTTGCCGCATGTGCCCCTGAATATGATGGGTATGGGATTGCCCCTATAAGCAGGTTGGAGGTTCAATACGGCTTACAAGGAGTGTTGGATTTTTTGTTCAACTCTCATATTGCGAATGTAAGAAAGGCCCTCAACGACATGCTGGTAGTCGACCCATATATGGTCAATATTAACGATTTGAGGAATCCTGCTCCTGGAAAGCTTATACGCATGAGAAAGCCTATGTGGGGCTCCGGGGTTAATGGGGCGGTACAGCAACTGTCCGTAACGGATGTTACTCGAGGAAATATGAGCGATGCGTCGTTTGTGATGAGCATGATGCAGCAGCTAAGTGGATCGGAAGCCTCGATGATGGGCAATCTAAGACAAGGCGGCCCTGAGAGACTTACAAGCCAGGAATTCCAGGGTACAAGAGCCGGAGCAATATCAAGAATGGAGCGGGTGGCCCGTTTGATCAGCTATCAGGCCATGAGTGACATTGGACATATGTTTGCGTCTAATACCCAACAAATGATGAGTAAACCTACATATATAAAAATGGTTGGGGCTTGGCCCGAAGTTTTAAAGAGGGAATATGGGGCTATTGATGGAGAGAAATTTCCCGTAGATCCAATTGATTTAATTATTGATTATGATGTTAAGATTAGAGACGGGAGTGTTCCTGGTGGGAACTTTGCTCAGAGCTGGGTGAACTTGTTTCAGACTATAGGGCAAAGTCAGGAACTTACACAAAGATTTGATATTGTAAGAATATTTAAACATATAGCTAGGAATTTGGGGGCTAAAAATGTTGAGGATTTTGAGCGGCAACCACCGCAACAAGTAAATCCTGAAATGAGAAGCGATGAAGATGTTATGCGAGAGGTTGAGCGTGGGAACCTTGTCCCGTCAAATATGGCTGATGTGGGGGCGTTGTGAGAGAGGTTACGGACGAGCTGCGGCATGTAATCTTGAAGCTCGTGTCAAATGACGGATGGAGCAAATTTGAGCTTTTACTTGATATATGGCTGAAGGATCTTCATCTTCTGATGGAGAGCGAAAATGATTTGAAGTTGCTTTATCGACATCAAGGATCGATCGAGACTATAAGGAATATACTTGATATTAATAAATATTTAGAGGATGACGAGGTTGAAGATGGCGAAGAAGAAAGATGAACTGAATGATGAATTTGAAGAAATGATTGAAGACATTGATGAGGAAGAATCCGAGACCGAAGGAGATGATGAGGACTTGGATGAAAGCCCCGATGAGGAGTATCAAACTGACGATGACGATGACGACGACGAAGTCGATGAGAGTGAGGATGATGACGAGCAAGAATCCGATGACGAGCAAGAATCCGATGACGATCTAAAGGCCGAGGTCGGGCGGCTACAAGCTATGATGCGTGCTATGGGCATGCAAATGCTGCAGCCTCGGCAAGCACCGCAAGAGCCTCAAGTAAAAGCTGTTAAAGAGCCAGCTCTTGATGATGTTAATTTGCTGGATGGAGTTGATTTTGATCAAGTTTTTACCGATCCGAAGATTTTTAATCAGTTGCTGGTTAAGGCTGCCAAGATGGCGAGAGGACCGGTAGTTGATCAAGATCAAATGTATCAGCAGTTTGAGCATAAAAGAAGCCAGACTGCTATGGTGAATGATTTTTATAGTAAAAATAAAGATTTAGAGCCATTCAAATCACAAGTTTCTATAATTGCCCAGAATATTGTAAGTTCAAGACCTGATATTACCGATCAGGGGACGCTTCTGGAGGAAACTGCGAAGACGGCAAGAATGGTATTTGGACTTCCTCCAAAAGCAAAAAGCAACGGTAAGAAGGTCAAGCGCGTTGTAAATGGAGAGATGGAGCCGGTTAAGGCAAGGGCATCAAAGAAGAGAACGGTGCCGAAAAAGAAAATGAAGATTTCAAAAATGCAGAGAGAAATTAACGATCTGCTGGAGGATTTTTGATGGAAAAGAGAGATCAGAGACAGCATCTCGACGGAGTTTCGTCACGAGTGACGTTTGTCTCTAATGATGATTTGATAATGACGGAACGTGACAATATTGTGCGAGTCACGCTTACCAGCACAAACACATCTACGATTACCTTGCCTTCTGTGGGGGAAAATCGCGGACGAGCCTTTGTGATTAAATTGGATGCCGTGGGCACTGGGCGGTTGACGCTGCAAGATAAGGGCGATGATGCCAACTTCACTACGATGGGATTGGGAGTGGCCGGAACATCCATTGTTGTTGAGTCGACTGGAGAGATCTGGGAAGTTCTACATGATGGGGGAGTTGAAGGGCAGTTTAGTGTTTTTGATGATTTTACTTATCAGGCATCGCATACCGAGGCTGATAAACCATGGATCTTGAATAGTGGCGCCGATGCGCAAGCCCTTGATCCGGTTATTACGGCCGGGGCTAATGGGACGATACGATTGACGACCGGCAACGCCGACGGCACCACGGCTAATGATGCGTCGCAGATGGTTTGCAATGTTCCGATGCGAGCGGACAGCGTCGGCCTATATGCGGAAGCACGCTTGAAATGCGTTACCAATATTGCAACCATGTCGGTATTTTTTGGGTTTACTGACAGCACCTCTTTGGAGGAAGCGTTCACGAATTCGGCTGATACGATTACTTCGACGGCAACGGATGCGTGCGGGTTCCTTTATGATACGGATGCTACCACGGACGAGTGGTGGGCCGTGGCCGTTGATACGGATGTTGATGATACGGGAAATGCTACGACCGGGGTTGCCCCTGTGGCCGATACGTATCAGGTGCTGAGGGTTGAAGTAAGCGCAGACGGCAATACGATTAAATTCTATATTAATGGAACCCTTGTGGCCACGCGTAGCGCCGGAGGCGTCTCCCCCGATGCGTCGCTCTATGCTACGGTGATTGCATGTGCAACAACCACTACCAGCAAAAGTGTTGATGTGGATTATATTGATTGCGGACATGCAAGACGATAATGAGGGAATGTCATGCCGGTAAGAAAAGTGAAAGGTGGCTATAAGTACGGGTCTACCGGTAAGGTATATCCGACAAAAGGCCAGGCCGAAAAACAAGGCCGGGCCATTGCGATAAGCAAGGCTGGGGCTGCCGGACATAAGATTCCGAAGAAGAAATAAATAATCTATAAGGATTTGGAGTAATAAAATGGGTGCTGTACTGGGTATCAGAGGAACGGGAGATTGGGCGACCGATCAAAGGCCGAAGAATTGGAGAGAGGGAATTCTTTACCTTTATCCGAATGGAAGTGCTCCGTTGACGGCCTTATTGGCAAAGTTGAAGAGTGAAAGCACGGATGATCCGGAATTCAATTGGTGGACTAAGACATTGCCGTTGCAGGGCGGAGCGGTATCGGGAGTTTATACCGATGCTTCGATGACCACTGCTTATGTTAGTGGCGGAGTGGCGGGGAGTGTGTTGTATGTGAAATTGGCCGAGGCCGTGGCCAAGGAGATTCGGACCGGGCATCAGGTATTGTTACGGTATGAGTCTGATTTAACGGTTGACGTTAATGCGAAGGTTACGGATACTACTATTAATGGGGCAAACAGCAGATTGACTGTGAGGTTGCTGGAAGCTGATGATAACTCAAGCAGCTATGATTTGAGTGATTGTGATCGGATTCTTGTTATCGGCAACATTAACCCTGAGAATGGAGCGTTACCGGACTCTATCAGTTATGATCCGGTAAAATGGTATAATTATACGCAGATCTTTAGAACCCCGCTGGAGCTGTCGAGGACAGCAAAAAAGACCAAATTGCGTACCGGAGATGCGTACAAGGAGGCCAAACGGGAAGCCATGGAGCTGCATTCCATTGAGATGGAAAAGGCTTTTCTTTGGGGGATTCGGACGGAGAATACCGGTGCTAACGGCAAGCCGGAACGGACCACTGGGGGGATTATTCCTGTAGCAAAGGCCAATGGGGTCACCGGAGATTATCCGACAGATACGGATTATGCGGGATCGGGATGGACTACCGGGGGTGAAGCTTGGTTGGATGCGGTGCTGGAAGAAGTTTTTCGTTATGGAAGGCCGGAGAAGATGGCGTTTTGCGGGTCCGGAACGCTGCTTGGTATTAATCGGTTGGCGAAGAATACTGGAACAATCAATCTTAATCCGACAAGCATTGCGTATGGGCTTAAGGTCATGGAATGGGTTACTCCGTTCGGCGTCATATACCTTAAGACTCATCCGTTATTTTCTTATGAATCTACGAATAGAAATTCCATGTTGGTGTTTGAGCCGGAGAATCTTAAGGAACGGCCCTTGGACAACACAATGTTTAAGACGGACAGGGAAGCCAGGGGGACTGACGGGTCGGCTGATGAGTGGTTGACGGAGACCGGTTTGGAATATCATTTTCCGGAGACCTTTGCTTGGCTGACGGGTTTCAATACTGATAATGATCTATCTTAATGTTGATGGAGAGGGGCTGAAAAGCCCCTTTTTGATATGACGTATAAAGAGCTTAGAGAGAAGTTCATTAGATTGAGTGGTCGGTACGATCTGGTAACGGAAACAACGAATTGGACCGATAATGGAGCGAACTGGTACTTGCAGGCCGGGCAACGGATGATTGAACAGCTTGCCGGCGCGCCGAAACAGCTGGGACGATATTTTGAAGTGGTTGACGTCGGGACTTATTATGTGACCTTCGATGGGTGTAGGAGTATTAAGGAGGTATTTGTAGGGACTACGACGGAACGGACAAGGTTGACTCATATGTATGCCAACGAGTTCTTTGAAGAATATAATGAACCGTTTGGAAATGTGGCTCAGGGCAGTCCGAAGTATTATACGGAGGCGTATTTGAGGGGAATCCCCGATTTTAGCAGTCTTGATAAGCTGAGCGTTTATGCGACGTACATTGCGGAAGATACAAGTCAGATGGAGAGCAGAGGCATTATCATCATGCCGCCGCCTGATGAGCAGACTCAGGTTGAGATTTGGGGAAACTTCGAAACGTATGAATTGACAAATGAGACGGACGAAAACTGGTGGTCGAGGAAGTTCCCTGACTTGCTTGTTTTTGCAGCCATGTACAAGCTTGAAGTTAGCTATAGGAACAGCGAGGGTGCAAAAGATTGGTACGGGGAAGTAGTGAGGGGCGTTGCTGAGATTGATAAAGAAATGGTTGCGGAAGACAGCAATCTTGCCGAGCAGATGGAGGGATAAGATGGAAATTGATGAAGGCTTGGCGATAAGGTTGCGGGCTGGGAAAAAGGATGCTTTTGAAACTTTTGCCGGATTGATTGTAGAGGAAGCATTAAAACTTTTGCCGCATGTAGTGGAAAGGCTGGCCAAGCAATCGATGGCTCTTCATAAGCTTAGTGCAAAGTTTTATGCCGATAATCCGGATCTTGTTGAGCATAAGGAAACGGTGACAAGAACTCTGGAACGATTGGAGGCGGATAACCCGGGGAAAGATCCGAGACAATTGATAGATAGATGTGCGCCAATGGTGAGAGATATTCTGAGAAATAAGAGGATTTCCACTGATAGTGGTCAAGGGATGAAAAGTTTGGGTTTGGCAAGTTTGGACGCGAAGATGGGTGAATTGTGAGAGAGTATAATTATAGGTTTAGTTCCGGACTAATAAACGGATTAAGGACGTCGGAAAGGAACAGGAGAGGGGTCCAAGCCTTGACATTGGCAACGGGAATGGTGCCGTATGATGGGGCACTTAATTCATTGCCGGAATTAGAGCAGTTGGACATTAGCAGTATTAGCCCGGCGCCGAGCTTCCCTTTTCCGCAGATTTTTAAGTTGAAGAGATTGAATATTGTTTGTACTTCGACGCAGATTTATGAGCTGGATGATGATGGGACACTGACGTTGGCTATAGAGGGCCTGGTTGCGGGGCTCAGGTGGAGCGTGGCTGACTTCCATCATTTTTTGGTGTTGGCGAATGGTAAGCAGTTAGTGTTTAGGGGCGGAGAAACAAAAAAGTGGACGACGGTAAACACGTATGCGCTGCCTAATCCGGCAACAAGTGTGCTTAATTATAAAGGACAGCTGATACTTACCGGTCCTGATGAGACGGTTCCCGAGACGGAAATACCTGCTCCGATGTTGGATTTCTCTCAACCTTGGCATAGTCAATATTTACAAGTGGGAATATATTAATGTCTGATAATATAAATGTTTATGATAAGGACCGTAATACCGTCGTTATGGCGACAAAGGACGTTGGTGGGGTTGAGCACTCAAAGGTAATGATCACGAACTCAAGTGGTACGATATTGGAGTTTGGAGATTATGCCGGTATTGGAGTTATAACTCATGAGCATCCTGGACATGGGACAATACATTTTCATGTAGATGGTATTTCAGCTAGCGCAAGTTATATATTGGTGGATTTGAGTGATACTACAAATTATCCACATACTAATACTGAAGTTCTGCACGTTGACGCATTGTATTATAATATTGACTCTTCTGTTACAGCTAGTTTTGATATAGATCTTTATTATCTTGAAAATGTTGGAGCAACTGATGGAGATTTACATATGTGGTACTCTATTAGTGGTAGTAACTCTACAGGAAATAATTTTAATGAGCATATAAATTGGGTTGGTGCAGGACCAATTATGAGGAGTGGTGTTGGCGGAACTAAGGCAAGTTCTAATGTTATTTCTTTGAATGATCCTAATTATAGTAGTGCTGATCTTTATAAGTCTACTAATGATGTTTTGAATGCTAATACTCCATGTGGTAGCGGTGATATTCTCATGAAGATTACAATAAATGCTGGAACAATTAACCTTAAGGTTGGAATTGCTTATCATTCACATGATGCTCTTCACCCATAAGAATAAAGAGGAATGCTAGATGGCTGCTGATGCTTGGTTAGTTTATGATAAATTCAAAGAATATATGGCTGATGGAACAATGGATCTTGATGGGGATACATTTAAGATTGTTTTGTTGGCCAGTACGTACACGCCGGCATTGACTCATAGTACGTATGCTGATATTTCCGGGGATGAGCTGGCTACGGCTTATGGGTATACAAATGGAGGACAAGCTCTGGCGTCTGTGACATGGAATGAGTCTGGCGGGACGGTGACGTTTGATTGTGCCAACCCGGCATGGACTGCGAGCGGGGGATCGATTGTGTGTCGGTATGCGGCTATTTATGACGATACTGCGACAAATGACGAGCTGGTTTGTTATTCGTTGCTGGATAATACTCCGGCCGATGTGACGACTACGGATGGGAACACGTTAACGATTGCTATTTCGACGAATGGAATTTTTCAATTGAGTTGATATGAGCCTTTGTAACGATTTTTATACGGTATGGACTGATACCGTAACGAGCAACATCCCGACCACTAGAAGTTATCGGACGGTTGTTAATCCGAGTGATCCTGGATGTGAGCCGTCGGCCATAAGGGTTAAATTTGAGGCGACGACCGGGAATATTGTTATTACCGGGGCGTCGGTTGGGCAGGCGGCCGGAAGCGGAAATTATGAGACCGGTAAGTTTGAGCGGTTGACGTTTGATGGGGGCAATAATGGGGTTACGGTGAGCTCTGGGACGTCGAAGTGGACCGACTGGGTTCCGTATAGCCATTTTGATGGGACGCAAATTTACGTGCATTTTGACTGTTCTGCGGGGTCAAGCGCATCATATGGGGTTTCTGGGGAAGCCTGGCGGAAGGATGGGGTTTATACCGATGCAATGGTTGAAGTGTTGAGCGGATATATCCATGCGTCTTATGATTATGCCGTTGTTGAGGTGGAGATCGGCCCTATAGCTATTTTTGTCGATGAGGATGTTCTTGCTTTGACGACCGCGGCGCCGAAGATCATACAGTATCCGTCTGAAGCAAGGTTTGAAATTGCCGATCTTGAATCGTTGCTTGTTGTGGAAGATTATCATGTGCCGTGCGGACATTGGCATAATGGACAAAGTGATTCGCCGATATGGACTTTTAATCCGCAATTTACGCTGCCGTACCCTTATCATGAGGAAACGGACTCGACTAGGGTCTGCGGGCACTGGCATAAGCAATCGGTAGCGTCCCCGCCGTGTATTGAGTATTTTACTGAATTTAAAACGTCGGGAGCGGTTTATAGGGAAGCGGGGTACAGCCCTGATGAAAGATTTATATCGGTGGGAGCCGATCAGAGTTCTTCATTTGGAGGAAGATTTTATGCCTGCATGAGTGAGGCCGGAACAATATTTAAATTCAATCAAATGACAATGGCTGTTGAAGAAAGCACGACGTTCGCTGCTGCGGATGTCAAAGAGTTTAAACAAATAATTTATTATAACGGACAGATACATGCCTTGGTATCGAGGGATGGGTATTACGGAAATTGGATTCAGAAGATCGATATTCCGGCAAATGATTCAGGATTGGATTTTACGTTGAGTGGAGATCCTCTTTATTGCGGAAGCGTGACGACGGGGACGGACGGCAATCTTTATGGGGCATATTGGGGACAGGATCAGCAAAATTTTTCCAACTTGTTGAAGCCGGTGACGGGAGCATTATGGAATGTTAATTGGGAGCAAATTCCGGCAGGTTATACTTATGCTATTGATTTGTATACTGATTATGCTTTAAGGACTCCGCCTACTACGGTTGGAGGACACTTGGTTAATTTTCAAATTATTCCTGATGTAGGGTATGTGGTTACTTGTGGACCTTTGAGCTCGTTTGCTATTTATTATCCAAATGTTAGTGTTATTGATTTTAATGGAGCTTGGCAGAATTCTTACGATAAGATTATGTCTATAGGTCCAAGTCAGACAAAGGTAGACCCTAATGATAATAGTAGATTTGTTTCATTTTATCATGGAGGGGCCGGGTCTGATTTGAATATGGTTATCTTTACTTATAATCCTAGTACGGTTACCACTTATCCAGTGAGCGGAATGGTTGATGGAGATGGAAATCCGAGGGATAATGCTATCTATCACTGTCAGACTGCATGGCATACTAATGGATATATTTACAATTTGCATGCGTTGTATAGTGATTTTGCTCTGAGAATTGTATCGCTTAATTTTAATAGTGGTGTTGTATCTCATCAATATTGGTGGGATCCTATAGCAAGTCCTGATTTATGTGGTTTCGTTATACTAGGTGATTATGTTTATGTCTGGCAGAACGCAATAACTTCAGGAGACCAATGGATTTCAAGGATTTATAAACTTACGTTAAAGTTAGAATTTGTTTGTTGGTATGACTGTCCAGGTTTTCTTAGTGATATTTATAGAGAAACTGGAGGAAGTCTTAACACTGATGGATTGTGGCTTTATAATTTTGCGTCTAACAATAATCATTCTGTTTATGGGGTTACGAAATATAATCCTAATCCAACAATACCTGTATTTGAAGAGGCACATGATCCAAGGTGGCCGTTTAATAAACAGGTAGATAAATTTTAAGAGGAAAAAATGTCAACGAGTCCTAGTAATAAGATACTGTATTTAATGGCAACTAAGAAGGTTGATTTTAGTGCTGATACCTTTAAGATTATCCTTATGCAGAGTGGATTCACATACAATAAGGATACGCATGAGGATTACGGGGACGTGAGCGCAAGCGAACTGGCGACGGCAAGCGGGTACACGGCCGGGGGTAATACGCTGGGAGGAGTTGCAGTTACCGAGGACGATACCAATGATGAATGTTCCATTACGTGGAACAACACAAGCTGGATAGCTTCCGGAGGAAATATTGTAGCATCAGGGGCTATTATCTTTGATGATACGGTGGCCACGCCGGCAGACCCAATTGTTGGGTATATTGATTTTGGGACGGATCAGACAACACTTGACGGTGGAACATTTACATTGACGAACATTGAAGTTGTTATTCAGAACATAGATTCGTGAAATTATGGCTGAAATAAGTATTCCTAATGGAACGATAACGGCGACGGGACAGTTCGTTTCGGTCCCTTTTCAATGCTCTGCGATAACGATAGACTGTAAGATGGCGGGAGGGGCCAAGGTTCTTGGGTCGTCTACTCCCAACGTATTAAATAATAAGTTGTGGAGTTGCAGTTTCAGAGATAGGGGTATTATCAAAATAGGCGTCGGCTTGGCTGCCGATGTTATGAGCAGAACGGTGTTCTGCGATACGATTACGGTGAATGTGAGCCTTGGGCTTTCATGGCGGCCGGGAACCGTCGTCGGGGATAATACGTTTCTCATTAAGGTTGGTGTTGAAGGAAAGTGGTATTACAAGTCGGTACGAAAGAATTTTGTTGCATGGACAAAGCCGGGGACGGCGGATAGTACTATTGATAGAACGAACTTAGCCGGCAGGGCGCCGATGGAGTGGGCCGGATGGGCTTGGAAAGCGTTGCAATTGGGCGATAGAATTGTTGTGTATGGGGAACATGGCATAAGCTTAATGTCGCCGTATAGCGAGCCGATATCGACGTTTGGATTCGAAACGTTGGGCGAGGTAGGAATAAAAGGGGCATATGCCGTCGATGGGTCAAAACATATTCATTATTTTATATCTGAACTTGGCGATTTGTGGAGAATAACTGATAAAGGTCCTGAATTGCTTGGCTATAGGGAAATATTCGAGGACATGAGTGATCCAGTGCTGATGTATGATGAGCAGGAGGATCGACTCTATATCGCCAATGAGGCTGTTGGGTATTGCTATGATACGGGACTTGGAGGTGGATATTCGATTTTAAGCGGGATCTCCCGGGGGATTGCAGTTAGTCCGTTTGATTTGACGGTTCCGGCCATAAGCATTATGACGGATATACTTGATCTGGGGCATAGAGGGCTAAAACAAATAACCTTCATTGAGGTTGGGACCGATAGCGATGCTGACCTTTATGTGGCGGTCGACTTTCGTTACAGGACTGATGAAGCGTGGCGGACAAGCGAATGGACGCTGTGTAGTCCGGAGGGAGTCGCGAGATTGACGATAACCGGAGTAGAGTTTAGGCTTAGGGTGAAACAGCTGGTTTCGTCCGAACTGTCTATTGACTACATTAACGTACGGCATCAAAGAGGAGGAAAGAGGTTCCTGAGGGGTCCGCTCTTTGAGCAGCCGGAAAGGAGCGAAAGAGAATGATCGTAGCGTTGCAGCCGGAACAAGTAAGTATTTTTTGGGATGCAATTAAGAGTACTTTTTTAAAAACCAATCCTTGCCCAGTGGGCATGGATGAAATTGATTATACCAATAAGTTGTTGGAAAAATTGCTTTCCATGGAATATGTAGCATGGATTGTGTTTAAATATAATGATAAGGGAGAGAAGGTTGTTCATGCAATCGGCATAACGGTTATAAAGAAAGACTTTTTAACTGAGATGCAAACACTTCATATTATTAGTTTATATGGGTTTAGGTTCCTGGAGACCGATTTGGCAAGGACGTCTTGGGGAGAATTTATAAAATATGCAAATAATTGTAATTGCGATAAAATTAGGATGGAAAGCAACGTGAAAAGGGTCTTTGACCTCGCTAAGCTTGTTGGTTTTGTAAAGAAAAGTGAAGTTTGGGAATATACGAGGAGATAGGATATGGGCTTTGTCAGCGGCGGCGAAGCGAGCGAAAGCGACAGCACTGTACATTTTGCAGAATATCTTGAAACTTTTCATAGTGATGTGTTGAATGATCAAGGATCGGATTGGCCTAATATTTCTCTTACCGATGCGTTGAACGCGGCTTTTGGAAGGAGTCCTTTTAGCGTTGCGTATTTATATCCTGATATAGGGACTTATGGGTCAGGCTATACTACGGCCAGTTTCCCATCATTATTTGATATGTTTGGGAAGTTTATGGCCGGGCTGGATCTCCATTCGTTGTGGGAGAAGTCGTACAATGCAATGATAGCCAGCAGCCCTATAGGAGCTGTCATAAACAGTCAAGCTGAGAAGCTTGATGATGACATCGAACAACGGGTAATGCCGAGGTATGAAAACGGCATGAGGGATATTGGGGCTATTCATAGCTCGGCCTTTGCCGTAGGACGATCAATTATTGAGGACACCAGGATACGGTCTATTAACGATTTCAGCGCTAAGCTTCAGCTCGGCATTTTGGAGTCAAGTACGAGTCTGTGGGCGAAACATCTTGATTGGAATGGCAGTGTGATATCCACATATGCTGAGCTGCAGCGTATTGGGCAAGCTTTGCATATTGAAGCCGATCAGCATAACACGACTATGGCTTCTAAGAATCTTACGTGGGATTTGGACCTGTTTGATTATGCGAGAGCATTGATGGGCGCATTGAATGGAGCCCCGGCCGCTGTCGATCCGGCAAGTAAAGGCGGGCCGAGCCCACTTACAAAGGGAATTAGTGGAGGATTGGCCGGCGCAGCCGCCGGTGCTTATGTCGGTAGCGTTGTTCCAGGGCTCGGCACTGCCGTCGGTGCTGTCATCGGCGGCGTTGTTGGATTTGCCGCTGGATATTTTTCATAAAAAAATAGGGAGTTTATCGATGCCTGAAGACGTAGGATTAATAGCAGGAGCGTTGGGCGGGGGACCGCAACAATCACAATCTTTAGTACCTCAACAATATGGAAGTCCTCAAGAAGGGCAAGGGGTGGCTCCGGAGTTTTGGAGGACAATGGCCTATCAATTGGCGGCCGCCCTTGATCCTCAAGGGTTCGGGGGAAGGTTAGCCCAAGCAGGCCAGGGATGGGAGCAGGCGGGGATATTAGGCGGGGAAAGGGAAAGACAGCTTAATGATCTGCAACAAGGACTTGGCCCGCAAGGCAATATGGAGCAGGTACAGAACCCGGCTGCGACGACTGCAGGGGGGCAGCTTATGGCTAATGCCGCTACTCCCAAGCCGATACAAGCGGCACCGGCACTGACCAAAGAGATGAGAGCGGGGGAAACGCAGAACCCTTTCGTCGTAGCCCTACGCCGCTTGGAAGGTATGCAGCGTTAGGGCCTGAGCTTACCACGGAATTAATGCGTCAGGATCTGCAACGCGCGCAGATCATGCAAAGACGGCGGGAATTTCTCGCTGAGAGGAGTGACCAGCCGTATAGGCAGGCGCAGCTTGAGCTTGCACAACGGAAACAGAATCTTCTTGAGCATCAATTTGCAGCTTCCGAAGATGATAGAGGGAGGAAGAATCAAGCCCTAAAGAATCTTGGAAGATATGATATGTCTAATATAAACGAGGCTCCGGCTTCTGATTTAGCCACTATCGACGAAGGGTCGGTGAAGGCCCTTATTGCGGCGCATGCTGCAAAATATCGGGTTGATAATTCGCCGTCGACTAAGGCGGAAAAGCTGCCTACTTCCGAAGTTCAGGTCATGAGGGAGATTGAAAAGCAAAAGAAGGAGATGGAACAGCAGTTGGGGAGACCGGTTGATTATAGTGAGACGCCGATGCATCAGCTCATTATGGCTAAGGCGGGGAAGACCATTAGCCCGGAGAAAATGAAGGCAGACCTTGTTAAGCAATTAATAAAGGATCCTATCTTTCAGATGAGAGCGACGAGAGATCCGGAAGCCACGGCTAATGAGGTTGATAACCTTATGCGGGAATTTTTCCCGGAAAAGATGGAAGGCGGTGATACGACCCAAGTTATGGGAGTACAGCCGCAGGCCGGAGATACGCTGAGAAACGCTCTTGAACGATTTAAGGCAAGGAATAAGAATGCCCAACAATGATGAATTTGGATTCTATAAAGAGTTCAATCAGATTCCCGAGTTTGCGGAAGCAGATCCCAATGATAAGTTGATTTTTGGAGAAATGTATGCCGATGAGGCCATAAAAAACGATCCTGAAGGCTTTGCCGATCCGGCCGAACAGCAAGCATTAAGGGATAGTATTAGAGCATCGATCAAAGATAATACCGGAGGAATATTGGGTAGCGGTATTACGCTCGGGGAGGCCATGGGCGAGGCCGGGGAATTCATTAAGGGTACCGGCCAAGAGCTTATGGGAATATTTGATCAGGCTAAGGACCGAAGCTTTAAGGAAAATATGCGTCATCTGGCGTGGTTTAGCGAAGATGCCGCATTACATGCTGCGGGCATTCCAGGACGAGCGATTGCGGGTTTAGCGCAATTGCCGTATCAATTGCCGAGTTTCATATTGGAAAGGGCCGGCGCCGGAGATAGCGCGGCAAACCAATGGTTGGAAAAACAGATTGAAGAATTAGAAATTAACAAGCAAAAGCTTAATATTCTGAATTCTTCAATAAGCGAGTATGAACCGGGTATTTTCCTGGCGGCTGCTGCAGGCGGGGGGACGGCGGCTTTGATGAGAAGCTTAACGGCAAAGGCCGGCGGAGCGGTATTGTCTTTGGGCGGACCGGGAATGAGTGCGGCTGACGCAGCGTTGGTCGGGGGGTATACTGCCGCGGCCGGGGAATCGTTCGTTGTTAATCCTGTTCAGACTGTGGCCGAACACTATATTGGAGAGTCCGGATATTCTGAGGAGCGGAAGAATTTATTGCGGGTGGCTGTGCCGATCGTCACGGGAATAGTAAGTGGGGCTACGATTGAGGCTAGATTGGACAAGATATTTCGTAATCCTCTTGTTGTTGAAGAAATGGTTGCGAAGGGGGCTTCTCCGAAGCAGATTGCCGATGAAATTGACCGAACGGTAAAGGCTCCTACGCTTTTTGAAAAAGTTCAAGCAAAAACTGACGGGGTTGTTACTGCTGATAATTTTTCCTCTCATGGGGATACGGTTGCCGATAAACAAGCTATCCAAAGATACTTTGACAGCTGGACAGGGAAAACAATTCCTGCGGCTGATAATCCTGATGCCGTGATGGCCAGGTATTATGATAGCTGGGTGAAGAGCGCCGAGAAAACCTCAGCAATGAACCGTTATTACGGCAGCTGGCTCGATAATACGAAAGCGGCCATAGACAGGTTGCCGGCGGCGGAAGCCGGGGTTGGAAAACCTGCTGTCGATACGAGTGTCGCGGCACAAAAGATTGTTTCAAAAAAAACAATGTCTCTTGACGAATTTGCCGGGATCCATCGGGACTCGTTAGAGGTGTTGAGCAAATATTATCCGATGGAGGAGATTGAACGTTATACGAAGCTTACCCCGGGAAGCACGGAGATAAGATCCGGACAAGCTGAAAATATGCTCATCATGACGTATAGAATTCCACAGGATAACACGTGGACTCCGGAGATGTTGGACGATATGATTAAGTCCGCTACATCGGCAGAGACCATCTATGCGAAGACCAGGGCGATTGCCCCTAAGAAGCCGAGCGTCGATAAGGTTGACCTCTTGGATCATGTGGATGCATACGTTAACCAGGGGAGAATCGACCCGCATGATAGACCGTTTATTAAAAAAATGATCAAGGTCTTAAAGGAAGATGAGAATCTTTTTAACTTGATTCCGGTAAGGGATGGTATCGCTATTGGGAAGGAGACGGCGACGGGATCTTTTGAATTTACGAGGAACCTCATAAAGTTGAAGGACCCCGATAGTTTTCCCCATGAAATCGGCCATTGGGGTTTTATGAATGGATTAGACGGGGCCGATCGAATTGATTATTTGAAGCTTATAAAGGAGAAATTGGAAAGAGGTTGGGTCCCGGGGGAGAATTTGGCCATTCAGAAATTCATGGTTGATCCTACAACCAGATCGGCGGTGAGAAGTAATAGGGAATTAAACGTCGATGAATATTTTGCAGAACAATATGCTCAGTGGATGTACACGAGAAATGTGGACAACGATACCATGCGGCAAATGTTTCGAAAAGTTAGGAATTACATGGCACGATTTTTTGGAGCCATGAAGAACGAAAACTTACTTGATCAGGATTTACAACCATTTTTTGAACGATTTGCAGTTATTGAGAAAAAGCGTAACTTACTTCATAATGATCTTAATGCCTTTGGGGAAACTACGGCATTACTTCACAAAATAATGCTTGATACACGACAAATTGCGAGTCGCAGAAAAGCGTCGTTACGGCCTGAGGTTTCCGGTGATCCATTATCGGTTGGTTCGAGCTTTAGGGTAACGAAGAAAATGGTTCAATCAAAGATTTATGAGGCTTATCAAGAAGGGTTATTGACGAAGCGTGATGCTCAGCTCTTCGGAACCCTGAACGATAGGGCTATGGCTGACATTCTTTATGATCCAAAATTATCAAAGGTAGCGCGTTATGCTCATGATCTTGGCCTTACCGGAGTTGAGAATCCGGCATTACATCAGATGGCAAGAGTATCGGTTGCCAACCAATCCGGTTTCGTTGACGCACATTTCTTGCGGTCCATGGCCCTTCATTCGGTGCCGTTGATTTATGGCATGGAAGTTAAAGACGGGCAGCTGCAATTTAGCGTAAATCGCTATCTTAAGGGGGCTGCCGTTTGGTACGGTCTTGGAATAGGGGGAAAGATATATCGTCGCATAGGCGCACCACAGGCAGTTAAGAGAGTAGGATCGGCTATTGCCGACAAATTTTGGAAGACGTTACCCCCTAATGAAGGGGCGGAGCCGTCGTTATTGAATAGCTTGAGAAAGGCCGGGTCCGATCTTCTTACAGCATTCAGGCCGACGGAAGGGATTGATCCCGATATCTGGGCGCTGGGCAAGGAATTTACCATTGAACGACAAAATTTATTGAGACAATTTGATGAGTTTTCCAAATCTTTACGGGAAAATTTTACCCCTGAAGAGCGGGAAATGATTTCTGATTTTATTGAAAAAGAGGACGGGTGGAATAATGTACCTCAGGTGCTGAGGGATCAGGCCGATGAGACGCGGAAGTTATTGACTCAGGTGAGGACCCATCTTGTGGACAGTGGGGTTGATCCGTCGGTAGTCAATCGTTATGGGGATCAATGGTTGCATCGGGTTTATATTCCAAGGCTGGCGGAACGTAAAACATATAAATTAGCTAGGGCAAGATTTAAGTCGATCCAAGGGCATTATTTGATGAGACGTGGACGGACGGAAAAGTTTGCCGATGTGGAGAAGAAATTTGGCATACCTTCTGCGGAGTTTAAAAAGGGCGATACAGTGTATAGCTTCCTTGATAAGGGTAATCGTAAGCGTTGGGCACATTCGTCGCAAAGAGAACGTGTTTCAACGCTTAGAGAGCGTTATGGCGATCCTTCCGTATGGAAGGTCACCGATCCGGTGAAGGGAAAAGTACAAGTGGCTCGTGATTTTACAAAAACCGAACGAATGGCCATGGGCGAATCGAGGGACGTCGCTTTACGATTGGCGGTGTTTTTTAGGGAATCAGCTCATGATATCGCACTGGGGCATATGTTTAAATCTATAGACTCAATGGAGGGAGCAGTTTTAAAGATTCCGGAGAAGACATCGAGACAAGAGGCCAACGCTCTGGCAAAAGAGCGGGGTTATGTTTTCTTGCCCAAGGCCGTATCCAACCATGGAATTATGCGTTACGGAGCTTTAAGCGGCAAGTATGTGCGAGGTGATGTTGCACGAGTGATGGAGCGGCTGACAAGCAGACGTTATAAAGACGAAACAACGGAGTTCTTGGCATCGGGATATAAGAAGATTTTGGGAGCCTGGAAAATTGGAAAAACAGCGTATCAGCCGCAGACGCATCTTCTGAATACTATTACCAATCTCCACCTGGCAGTAATGGACGGCAGGGAGCCGGTCCGGATGGTTTATAACGGGATAGGATCTTTGATAAAAAAAGACCAATACTATAGGGAGGCAATAGAAGCCGGGCTGCTTGACAGCAGCATTGTGAGGGGAGAATGGTCCCTTGATGATTATGTTAAAGGGATGTCGAGCATAAACATGGAAGAACCGGAAGCTCTAACCAGGACGGCGGCTGTTATCCAGAAGACATGGAAAGGTATTAAAACAGTGGCCAAATCTCCGATTAAACTTTATAGCTGGGAGGATGAAGTCTTTAAGCTTGGGACTTTCATTGATGAGCGTAATCTGGGAAAGAGCCCCAAAGAGGCATTGGCCGCGGCAAACAAGTTATTTTTTGATTATTCCGATGTTCCCAAGGGAGTTCAGTTTCTTAGGGAAACGGGGATAGTTCCTTTTATCTCATATACTTATAAGATTATTCCTACTATTGCAAAGACTTTTAGTGAGCATCCGGAACGCATTGCCGGCCTGCTCTTGACATACAAGGCCATCAGTGATTGGACTTATGAGAACGAGTTCGGCGAAAAAGCTATGCAGCAAAAGCAACTTGAAGAGGCCGTGCTTCCTGAATGGCAACAAAAGAAGTTATTCGGCGTGGGGCCTAGTACACAGGTAAGATTGCCTACTGATCCTCGCACCGGAGAGGCTCGCTTCTTAGAAGCAGGACGTTATATTCCGGGGGCTGATTTGTTCCAAGATCTTGGGCAAGCGTTTCCTTTCGGACTTCACCCGATTATAAGTTTGGCTTACGGATGGAAAAGTAATAAACATCCAAGTTTCGGTCGTAAATTATTGCCACATGATGATCCGCAAACAGACATTGAGCATCGAGAGAACATGGATGCTACTATTGATCTTATTGCAAAGACGTTATTGCCGAACATCCCCGGCATTCCTTATACGTACTCAAGTGATCGGATAGGCAATGCTCTTGTAGCCTCCGGCGCTATAGATGAAAATAGTGGTGTTCTTTGGGATCTCGCCAACAAAAGAGGATGGAGTGGTAAGAATTATTTCGGCCACGAAGTCTCTCCGGCTGAGGAAGTGTCGTCGGCGCTTGGCTTGCGGGTATCGAGGACTGATGTTCCGCAGGCTGTTGGACAAAAAATACAACGAATATCCAATCGTCCGAGGATAGCAAAACGACAGCTTTATGCCGAACAGCATAATCTTCGTACTACCCCGGGACGGATGGAGGCGGCTGCCGAGCGTTACCAACAATCCGTGATGAAGAGTCGTCAGGATCTGGAGGAACTAAGTCGCTTGCTTGAAGCTGCAAGATAAGATATTTTTTGTATAATTATTTATTTTTAATAGAATATAATGCGTCATGAGCCGAAATTCTTCCGTCTTTTATTAAGGATCTGAGGGCATATCTCGGCCAGTCACGCGGCTTATTACCGGCCATCTTTCCTATATCAGCAGCGCTTATCGGCCCATGTTTCATAATTAGTTCATATACTTGGTCTTTTCTCTTTGTTCGGCATTTATGCTTTCCTTGCATTTCCGCCCTTGCTTCGGGAGTAAGATCCGGCCACTTTTGCGTACGTTCCCAAGTCCCCGGTTGCCAGGGCTTTAAATTATATTCCCTTTCATCATCATTAAGTTTTTTATATTCGCTATTCATTGCAAGTTCTTATTTTAATTCTAAATTATTGAATCTTATTATCGATATTGATAGATCATGAAGATTTCGTTCAAAGGTACAGAACCTCATGGAAACCAGAGAATCGACCATAGTCTCCAGCATCCTTGAGTCAATGTCCCTCACGAAGATCTTCATCAGCATACCAAAACGTACCTCTTTGTATTCTTCTATTACCGACATGAGGTTGGCAATGATGTCTACATGGATATGTTTCCCTATTGTGGAGAAGACTTTCGGCATCATGATTTCGACTTCCTCCAGCGTTGTGATAGCCCGATTGAGATCATTATCGGTGATGATCATATCGTCGCTGTGTGAGGCGTTGCAAATCATTGAGAGCTTTAGTACGTGTACTTGTCTACGGCTCATGTAGCCGTCAAAATGAGGATCCTTGAAGGGGGGATGTTCATCTTGGTACGTGTACCATTCCACCCATCGGTCGATGAATTCTTTCGTTACCTTGAAACCGCCCTTGAGAGCGTGAATTTTGGCAAGATCGATTTTAAGATTTTCGCAAATACGTTCTTCATCTTTTGTGTAAAAGACAATAGGAGTTGTTTTCGACTTGCGCTCCTCATGGACAAAAACTATACGTGAGGCAAAACCTCCACCAATCATATCGGCGGGGATAGCGTTGCGAATAGCCGTTACCGTGGTCCCTCCGAGCAGGTTGAGCCATACACCTTTTATTTCGTTGGTTCCCGATCCTTTCGTCCGATAGGTAAACGAATCGGCACAGTCGAAGAAATCGGTAAGATTGTCCATGAAAATTAGATCTTGGTTTCCAAGGAAGACTGTAAGCTCTTCGCTTATTACGGATACTGAACTGTGAGAATACGGCTTTCCATTTGCATCTTTTTCTGTTCGTTCCGATAGTTCCATGAAGTCGAAGAATGCTTCCCGTGTTGTAGCTTCGGCGCTCATCGGTATTTTTAGGCCGGCCATGAATTGCTTTCCAACCTTGAGGGCCGTTCCCTTCCTGGTCTTGCCCGGAGGACCGACGAGTACAATGTACATGTTTGGATAGAATACAAGACCACCACCCCAATCCAGCCAGCATTTACGCTGTAGGGCTGCGGCAATGCAAGATATGGCCACCCACTTATGGTAACTGACCGGAGGCTCAGTGTTCTCTTGGAATTTGAGATATGATTCCAGCCAGTCTTCTTCCAGCCTCACAGCTCCTCCAACAGACGTTCGATATCTTTCATAACATAAATTTCGCTATGCTGCATATCGACAGCAGTTCGTTGGCTAAACTTGTGAAATATTGACAAAATAACAGGAATAGTGAATTCTTCCCCATTGATCGTCAATGGTCTTTCCAGTTCTCGTTTAAGCGACCATAACATTTCAGCACATCGTAAGATATCATCGTTTTCTTCGTTGGAAACTTGTAAGAATATCTTGTTGTTGGCTATCCCTAAAAGCTGAATATCTCTAAATCTCGCCACATGATGATAGATATGGTTTATGCCGCGATCATTAATGATGTCATTTGCCGTGCTCTTCGGAATGTACTTATAAGCTTCCAACAATAGAGCGTTATCGAATCTCCCCATGAATTTTTGCTTTCTTCCCGTAAGATTTGTTAGCACTCTTCCGGATAATACCTGTTCTTCAATCATGGGAAAGTATTCTGTATTGATCTTTGGATAACTATTATGAAAAGAGTCGTAAAGTTTTTTCCCATCTTTTTCAGGAATAGCTTTTAGTAAAGAGAAGGCTTTGTATCCCATACCATAAAAAAGCTCCTTACAATCTGTATAGATATCCAGATCTTTGCTATTTATATAATTAGAAATGATATTCTCTTCCAATCTATAAAATTCTATAGCTACTCCAAGATATCCTTCATCAACAGTTAATGCCGACCAATAGGAATCTTCTATTTTTTCTAGATCAACTCCTTTACTGTAAATATCAGATGAGCTTGTTATTTTTCCGTATCTATTTCCAACCGGATTATAACAAGGATGAATTCTGCCGTTTGTCAACATGCTCTTGTTAAGTTTTCCTATTGTTCCCTTGATTTTTTTTGCCTTCAGTATAAGGTTGGCTTCTTCACATCCTTGCCTAGCTAATCTGATAAGAGCTGTTTCATTTACTGTAGGTTTTTTTGTTTTTCTATCTACATATACTTTGTAATTCTTCTTGCTATTGTAAATAAATCCTCTAACTTGTGCGGGACTATCTATATTGACGGCCTTACCGGCCATTGTTTTTATTTCATTATTTATTTTTTTTTCTTGTTCTTTCAATATTTTATTAATTGATGCTATTTCTTTCGGGTCTATGTTGATTCCTCTTTGATTCATATAGACTAAGGGATAGACTAGATTTCTTTGTCGTTGATATGCCGGGAGGTTCTCGGTTGCGGCCAACTCTTTAATTTGCTTTTTATAAATACAATAACAAGCGTAAGAGTCCATTGCATTGTAATGCCATAAATCTTGCCATGGTCCTCCTTCTTTAAACCATTGTTTTCCCACTCCCTTATAATAAGGAATATTCGTATAAATGCTGGCTGCGAAAGCCAGTCCTTTAGAATAGTCAGGATTAAGAATACTTTGCGCTATCATGCTGTCCTCAATATTCCGAACCTTTATGCCGTAGAGGCTAAACAGTATGGAACAATCGAATACCGCATTATGGGCAATTGATTTAATATCTTTATTTTCAAGTAGTTGTGCTATTTTACGCCATATGCCCAGTTCATGTTCCGGAGAAAAATATTGTCCATCCCCATCAATAAATGGAATAGATACGGCAACATTGTAATCTGCAAAACTTATGCAGCTGATCTGCCCATGGTAGGTTTCAATGTCGAAAGCATGCATTCTTTTACTGAGAAAATAATCGATAATATTGAGACATTCCTTATATGAGGGATAAATCTTCACAATATCCCCATAATTGGGGACTATTCCATTTTTGTTTCCCTTCGCCTTTGCAATATCCTTTATTATTAGCCATTTGTTGGTAAAGACATTCTTTGGGGGGATGACTGTCGCCGGGTGGAAGCACGGAACAACGGTCTTGTCATTATTGAGGGTAGATTCGATAATGGAACCGCGCCAATTAGTTATCCCCGATCTTCCAGTGAGGGCTTTAAGCGCTACGCCGCCGACGGCGATAACGATCTTTGCCTTACATGCTGCCAACTCCTCGGACAAAACATCAAGATAGGGAAGAGCGGGGGCTTTAAATTCGCACATTTTGCTATCAAAATAATACGACAATGGACGGTCAAGGTCCTTAATCGTATTTGTTATATAGCATTCATCACGGGCAATCTCAGCGCTCTGAAGGCACTCATCCAAAATACTTCCTGCCGGACCGGCAAACGGTTTCCCAACGCTCACTTCCACTCTCCCCGGCTGTTCACCAACAATGATGTAGGAGGCTGATGTCGGCACTCCACTGGGGCCTACCCACGTTTTGGCATTATTGGGATTCATTTCATTCATTTTCCTTTTTTCCTTTCAAAGTATTTTGAGAATCTAAAATTTCGGCATAAATCCTTGCCTTTCTAATATCCTCTTCCTTATTCCCTTTAAAATTAAGACGACAGACATATTTTATAATGTTGCCTAATATGAATCCTTCAAATTGCTCAGGAGTTAATTTAGCCCTCAATATTTGAAAAACTTCTATTCCTCCAACATCATAATATGAAGCCTCATCATCAAGCGGTTCATTCATCTTTTTCTCCCAAAAAAATTTTCTAATTAAATATTATAGAAAATTATTTTTTATTTTCTTTTTTGCTTGTCGTTCTGGTTAAGATTCTTTTTTTCCTATTCCCCAATATTAAAACAAGGGCCGTCTTGTCGTCCATTTGTGATATTGATTTTTTCATATTATCTAGGTTCATAAATCCTCCAATAAAGAAGGGAGCTTATCTATTGCCGTATAGACAGCTTGTTTTCCGCCTCTTTCATTACATTCCATTAACATTTCCAAGAATTTTCTTACGGCAAAAGCCGTAAATCCATGATGTTGGTTTTGTAAAAACTCCCTACTCTTTTCATCGATGTTGACATGCAATGCACTCATGTTTCTCCCCTTGTTCCCGTCATGAGGGGGACCGCCGCCGGCCCCCCCCTATCTTTGTTTTATTATTTGCCGGACTGAAAACTACGTACGTAATTTTGGCGGCCATATTCCTTTGTCTCTTCGACGCCCAGGATCGCCCATCCGGTGATCCCTACCCAATAGTCCGTATTGGGTTGTCCGTACGAATCAAACATGTCCCCTGGAGCAATTCCGAAGCATTGGGAGATTTTCTTTATCGTTCGTAATGTGGAATGGTATTTTTTCTCATCCATCCAAGATTTGTCCGGTATTCCGATGAATTTCGAAAACTCTTTATAACCGGTTTCATTGGCTATTTCGAAGATCGGCATAATATAATCATGGCCGTTCTTATCTCTACCACTTCTCACGTCGACGATCCGGAGCTTTACTTCTTCAGTAGTCTCCCATACTTCAAGTTCCTGTACATTTTCTAAATCTTCGATCAAATCGCTTAAGTCAAACATTTCATTCCTCCAATTTTTTAGGTGTTCTTATGGGCCATTTGGCCTTTGTTAATATATCGTTAAGATTTGGTTTCTCATATTTGTCCAACTTTCCATCTTGGCAAAGTCTCGACCTCGCCAAATTGAAACCAGTGGACGATAAAAGTATCTTGTAATCGACTCCTTTCGAATTCTCCTTCGGCTCCATTACCCATATTTCGTCGAAGAGTAGCGGCAAATAGACTGCAGCTTGACCGGGAGCCATGAATCGTTGTGTTACTTTCCCAATCAGTTCATCTTTTATGGTTTGCAAATGACCGGTGAGAACAAAATTGCACGGCATATTTAATAGCCGTGTAGTCCAATTTTGGACAATCATTTTTTGCGGTGCATAATCATGAGACCATTGCGGTGACTCTCCGGCCCGTCCGGCCTTCTTTAGTACATGATTCATTATTGCCGAACTCCACGTTGTAGAAGAATCCAGCATGTAGGTACCGAGGTAGTCGAAAAATCCTTCCTGGCTACGCATGGCGGTTTCTCTGGCCCAAGTATCGAATGCCGACGGACGGTATGGATCTTCATCCTCCCACCTTGAATCAACAATGACATCTCCCTTATCAATCCATGGTTGTAAGCACTTGGAGCCGCCGCGGTCAAAGCTGTCGATAAATACCGGCTTTGGTGCCGTCCGCATAAGGAAGGTCTTGCCGCTTCCCGACTCTCCCAACAGCAAGATGTTAAGGCTCTTGCTTGCCGGGTTGTCTTTGTACTGTTGCCGTATTTCGGAGCAGTATTTTTTTATGTCAAGACTCATCTCTTTTACCTCCAATTTCCATTGAGTGTTTCGCCTCCCGTTCCGTCGGGTCCCAGAATTTAACTTCGAAACCGGGCGGTGGTTCATTACAATATCTTAAGGGGTTCGGCCATGCCGAGCAGAGATCGCGATACCTACAACCAAAATATTTATCACATGCCGTAACATTCATTGGAAAAGCCACAAGGGCTTGGTCCGATATTTTGCTTAAAGATAACAACAAGTATTCGTTGTCCAACTGCTCCATCCAGTATCTGATATTGTGCCACCATGACAACATCTGATTGTTAGTCCTGATAACCTTTACTCGGCCGAAGTCCAATTGTCGGGCCGGATCTTTTACCTTATTAAAGAAGATCCCATTAAATATAATCCCGAAGACATCTTCAAACGCTTGTCGTAGGACATGGGTATAAATTCCGGCCTGTAGACTTAGTTCCCATTTCTCCCGCCATTGCTTGTTAAGGCGTGTCCCGGTTTTATGTTCTAAGCTGCCGAACTCCTCGGTCTCAACATTCTTCACGATGGAATCCATCCTGAAGAATATATGATACTGATCATCGAGAGATATTTTCCCCGCAATCTCCGTATAAATGATTTTGTATCTCTCCCTATCTTCATGATATTTTTTACAATATGCATGCAAAGCCTTTCTGGCCGCAGCCGGAGTTTTCGGCTCAAACATGCTATCGAGATGCTCCGGAATTTCCTTCCTATACGATAGGAGAAACTTATCGTATGCTTCATCCGCATATTTTTCATCGTATCCGTTAATCAACAAGTACTCTAAGCCGTCATGCAGGGCTTGCCCAAAGACCAAGTGATTGTTAATCATGGAGCTCCGCCAACCCAAGAGATAATGATAAAAGAATTCTCTCTGACACTGCATAAAGGTAGTAAGCTTCGATCCGTCGATTATTTGGTGGGTAGGATGCGAGGGAATCGGCAGTATGTAGTCCAGCATTGCTTCACCCATGATCGTTCATTTAAGGAGTTGTTTTGCGCTTTTCATCAACAATTAACACCTGTAGATAGTTTAGTAAGTTTTCTCGATCTTTTATCGAAAGCTTTGCAATCCGCTCCTTGGCCTTATAAAGGGGATCAATTGTTTTTCTAAGTCTATTCCCTACCTTCCACTTATTTATCGTCGACTGGATCTCCTCTTGCGTCATTCCCTTTGCTAAACAATTACGGATTGCGGCTCGATATCTGTTTATGACGGTATCCCTGATAAATTTAACAATTATTTTCTCACCATAATCACTTAACAACCCTTCAAGCGTATCGCTTATGTCCACTATGATCGTTGCCTTCCGACTATCCTGATCAATAGTATATTCTCTTGTTATTGTTTCTTTCGTCATACTTTCCACCTTTTTGTTAATTTAATATTATCATGTTGTTTTATGTTAGCATAACAACATTAATGTTAGTTTGTCAACATATATATTATTTTTGTGCCAAAAACAACATTTCCAACTTATCAGCCATCCATTCAATGGAATGATCGGCAAACGGATCAGCCGCCGCTTCAATATAATTCTTAATATTTCCAAAACATACATCAGGATATCTATCCCATGGCTTTATTTCAAAGTCCATGGTTCCATCCCTGTGGAAATATACTTGGGTGCCGACCTGCCTATATCCCCAAGATGCCGGAGGCAACCTTGGAACTGGATCAAGGTGTCGGGTGAAGGTCCATGTCGTCTCGCCGAATCTTCGATCGAAATCTTCAGCAAAGTCTTTGTCCCCCACTCTCGGGGCACAAAACGCATAACATGCATCATATCCTAAGCATCTGGAAATTATGGCTTGAGCTGCGCCCAACGAATGGCCGGCCGCAATCTTCCGCGAATCATGAAACCTACTAAGGGATGAATGTAATTTGTGAATAATGGAGCCAAAAGCATGCAGGAACCCTGCATGTACTTTTCCCTCAGAAATTAGCGAATCTTTAAGGTTAAAAGTGAAATCAGTAAGCCAATCCTTTATTTTATCGGGTTCCGTCCCCCGGAATACAGTCCATAATATTCCGTTGTTATCCCCTACGATATACGCTTGAGTGTCGGTTTCGTTCGATTTAATATAATCAATGAACTTCAATTGCTGCCCTTCAGTAATCTTCAGATAAAATTGTTCCGGATCAAGGTAAGCCCACTGGCTGAGCCTTGCCGCTGTCGAAGCTTCACTTAATCGTAATCTTTCCATTGCTTATCTCCTTATTATTATTATTATTATTATTAATTATTATACGAAATAAATTATTATATTTGTTCATGTCTTAATTCTTTTTTTTAAAGACAAGCCGGAAGCCGTAGATGACGTTGCGGCCGGCGGGCTCGAGCCCGCTGCGGGAGGCGGAACGGACGTTCCTGCCGCTGTTGATCCAGGAGCCGCCGCGAATTATTTTTATAGGACTTTTTTTGTTCATTGCTTTATTCCTTTAAAATTTAACATATTATTTATTTTCTCTTCCTTTTCTTTTCTCTGTGCCAACAAAAGAGCTGCTTCTTCAGCAACTTTTTGATTGTTTCTTTGACTAAATTTCCTGAAATGAGCCCTCCCTCCGACCTCCCCTTTTACTTGGTTGTCTAGTTTTGGCGTTAATGTTGTATGAAGATTCATGTTCAAACATAATTTTTCATAAACCTTTAACGCCTCTTCTTCATCATGAACAACACATTCCGGATCATGTTCTTGAATATAATTCAACAAGCTTATCAGAGCCAAATGTACCGTTCTAGCTTGTGATGGAGCCGGCGTTCCGTTTTTATTCAACCATAATGCCAACGTGCCGATCTCAGCCGTCGTCATTCTTAAGGTTATTGATTTTCTAGTTGATTTTTTAGTCATATAATACCTTCTATAGAACACTTCCAAACATAGTGTTCGTCCACTTGCCCTGATGATAACAAATCATAGAGTTCATCTGATATTTCATCTCGCTCTTCCTCTGTGATTTGCTCATTAAGTTTCCTTAAAAGATTAATATATTCAATAGTTTCCGTATTAATCATATTATCCTTCCTTTTTTGTTCCTTTCTTGAAAACAACACGAAAACCGAGGTCGTCGTAGCGGATGCCGGGTCGCCAATCGCTGCCAAACGCCGACCGACAGCTACGGGCATCGTCGTACCACGAGCCGCCGCGAATCCGGTAGGGACTTTTATGTTTATCCTTCATTTTCTTGTTCCTTTCTTGAAGACAATACGAAAGCCGAGGTCGTCGTAGCGGAAGTCGGGGTAGTTCCAGTTGCGGGCGGCGCAACGACAGAGACGCGCGTCGAAGTTCCAGGAACCGCTGCGGAAGACACGCCCCCCGCCGGGCCTTTTATGTTTATCCTTCATTTTCTTGTTCCTTTCTTGGGCATAACGAGCCGAAAACCGAGGCCGCCGTCGCGACTACCGGCCGGGTAGCT